TAGAGAGGTCTCGTGGGCTCGGAGATGTGTATAAGAGACAGGGCCGGAGATGCGGATGCCGCAGAGGAAAGCGCATCGGCCGCAGCGGGCAGCGCCTCCACGGCGTCCCAAAAGGCGGAAGATGCGGGCGCGAGCGCGGCAGCGGCGGCGGGAGGTGCATCCCAGGCTTCCGAAAGCGCGGCCCAGGCAGGCGAGAGCGCAGAGGGAGCGGCGGCCTCCAGAGACGCTGCGGTTATGGCCCAGGGCAAGGCGGAGACTGCACGGACGGCGGCGGAATCCGCAAAGACAGCCGCAGAGGCGGCGAGAGATTCCGCGGTCACGGCTTCGGAGACGGCGGTGAGTGCGAAGGAAACCGCAGTCAGCGCCAAGAACGGCGCAGAGGCGGCGGCTGGAAATGCAAGTGATTCCGCTGAAGAGGCTGCGTCCAGCGCGGAGCTGGCCGGGCAAAAGGCTGCCGCGGCGGAGAAGAGCGCGGAAGCGGCTGCCGCCAGCGCCGCGTCCATCGGTCAGGCGGAGGAAAACGCCGCGGCATCCGCCACGGAGGCGGAGAGCTGGGCGGTGGGCGGCACCGGAACGCGGGAAGGGGAGGACACCAACAACGCCAAATACTGGTCTGCACGGGCCCAGGACGCGGCGGGCGGCGGTGTGACCTCCTTCAACAACCGGACAGGAGCGGTGAAACCGGCCAAGGGAGATTACACCGCCAGTCTGGTGACCTTCACCGACGGACAGACCTTCCAGGAGAAGTATGAATCCGGAGAGCTGACAGGCCCCGCCGGAGCAGACGGCGCGCCAGGTTCCCCCGGCCCAGCCGGGGCACCGGGCGAACAGGGCCCTCCGGGTAAGGACGGGGCGCAGGGGCCTGCTGGCCCGGCTGGCCCCACGGGCCCCCAGGGGCCCAAAGGTGATCCCGGAGAGGCCGGGGCGGATGGAGCACAAGGCCCACAGGGCCCTGAAGGGCCTGCTGGGCCGACCGGCCCGAAGGGGGACCCTGGACAAGATGGGCCCGCTGGCCCGGCCGGAGCAGATGGGGCACCCGGTAAGGATGCAACAATAAACGGTGTAAACGCTCTGACCATTCAGGGCGGCACACGGGTGAAAGCGACTCAACAGGGAAACACTCTGACATTGGACACACCGGATGCCGTCACTGTTCCCGGCGGCGGCACGATGCAGATGGGGGAGAGCCTCGGCGACGGCCCCTACACCATTGAGGTGACAGAAGACGGAGAGGGCGGCGACCTCTCCGCCGAACAGGTGGGCTACAGCAACACGGGCAGCGGCCTGGAGGCTGCCAACGTACAAGAGGCCATAGACGAGCTGGCGGGGAAGGGCGGAGGCGAGTATCTGCCGCTGACTGGCGGGACGATGACGGGTCCGCTCACTTTAAGCGGGCTGCCGACCAGCGAAAACCACGCCGCCAACAAGCAGTATGTGGACGGCTTGGTTGGTGACATCAATGCCATGCTGGATGCCATCAACGGGGAGGTGGTGTGATGTGGGCACTGCTGCGGATAAGCTAACCTATTTACAGGAGACGAAAGAGGCAATTCGGAAAGCAATTGAGGCGCAGGGGGGGACTGTGGCCGCGGGGCTCCCATTTCGTCAATATGCGGGATATATCACGCGCCTCACCCCGCCGAATGCTTTGGCGGTATCGGACGGTGACGTACAGGTTACCTGTAAGCTGGGCCACCCAGTACGGGTAGATGGGCCATTAGCCTACCCAACGGGTAAGACCTACTATCTGTCGCTAGAAGGGGACGGACTCCCTGAGATTGGGAATATGCGCTGCCCTAAAGGGGCGATTCTCTTAATTACCCCTCTATCGGCAGGAGGGAAAATCGCTGTAGAGGGCGGAGCGGAGGCACTTGGCACATCCTCTGACGGCGGCCAGACATACCGAATAACAGGAGATTTTCTGATTTTTAGCTCAGGTAGTATGCACAGCGGCGGGAGCATCAACTAAAGTAGATAACTACACGCACCACCTTCTTGGAGACATAAAAAGCCACCCCCGTCGGAGGGGGTGGCATGGACCAATGAAAGGTGAGGGGGTAAAAATGTTGGTCCGCGAAGTCATTATAGCATCCTGGAAGAGAATAGGCAAGCCTTCTAAGAAAGAGGAAGTGACGAATCAGTATGAAAAGAATCGACTTTGACAAGTACACCACCGCGGTCGCCAGCATCGGCATGTGGCAATGGGTGGAGGTGTAACATGGCTATCGTTGTAAACGGCAAAAAAGTTGCCGGGGTGGGACTGCCCGGCAAAGACGGAGCTCCAGGGGCAGACGGCAAGGATGGTGCACCTGGAAAGTCCGCCTATCAGGCGGCAAAAGAGAGAGGATATACCGGAACCGAAGAGGAGTTTAACACCGCTCTGGCTGGTATGCAAAGTGCTCCATTCTTGCCGCTGGCTGGCGGCACGATGGCAGGGGCGATTACTTTAAGCGGGCCTCCGACGAATGAAAACCACGCCGTCAACAAGCGCTATGTGGACGAGCACGCGGGGGCGAGGGTTATTTTGGGGAGCTATGTGGGGACAGGAAAAACAGGTAAAAGCAACCCTAATCAAATAACCTTAGCCGAACCCTTTAAAATACTCTGTATTTATGGTATGCAATCAAATAATTACTATAAGAGTATCGACGGTTATGGAAATGGCGAGACTTCTAATATTATTCATAGCAGTATTATCCCTACTGAGTATACAAAAGGCATTAGTTTTGGTTTTGGCTACCGTTATTCCTCAAGAGATTCTTACGGTAAAAAATCAACGGATGGAAAAACTTTCAGTTGGTATTTTGACCTTACCACACCTGATGCGACAAGTGAACAACTTAATGCATCTGGAACTGTATATTACTACTACGCCATAGTTTAGAGATAAGAGGTGAATTAAATATGACCATCATCCAAATTGACCCGCTGGAGACCGGCCAGCACCCGATCCAGAGCCAGAGCGGGCGGCGCGCCTGCTGGCTGGATGGCTACATAGAGGTGCCCGCCCACCTCCATGACACGGTGTGGGCGACCTATGGCTGGTGTAACCTCCAGATTGAGGAGGGCAAGCTGGTGGGTGTCACGCCCACGGAGCGGCCCCCAGAGCCGGAGCCGGAACCCCAGCCGCCCCTCGCAGAGGACATCACTCTGGACATGCTGTCCGAGCACGAGGAACGACTTTGTATGTTGGAAATCACCACCAATGCTGTTTGAGGAAGGGGAAGGACATGAACACGGTATTTAATCTCTGCAAGCTGCTTATTGACCGGGGCCGCACCGACGGCCTCCAGGACAAGATGGATGTCTATCTCGCCGCCGACCGGCTCACCCCGGAGGAGTACCAGGAGCTGGCCGGGCTACTGGCCCCGGAACAGTAATCAACAGCGGGATCGCTGGATAAAAGGATGTGAATCAAATGAGTAAGCTCATTACATACATCCCGCTCTCGTCCGTGGAGCGCATCGAGCTCCTGGTCACCAACTGCCGCAAGACGCTCTCTCAGGTCAAGGCTGAAACAAAGGCCCATTACGTGCTCAATGGCGGCATGTGGAACCCAGACGGCTCGGCCTGCCCGCTGCTCAAGGTGGGCGGGGTAATGCGCTCCGGTACGCCCTGGAGGGCGATGGGCTACGCCTGGGATAAGGGCCCCGACATCCACATGACCTCTGAGTACGGGGGAGCGGATAACTTTATCGCGGTGACTGCCCTTATTTCCTCCGGCGAGCCAGTGGATAAGCCCTCCTACGGCTCGGCCCAGGGAGGCAAGCGGGGGCGCAGCGCCATTGGCCTGCGGGGTGGCAGTCTGGCCCTCTATTGCTCTGGCGATGGGACCGGAGACGCAGCCACGCCGGAAACTCTGCGGGACGAGCTGGCCGGGCTGGGCTGGTCCTCCGCCGTCATGCTGGATGGGGGCGGCTCCAGTCAGTGTAACTTTGGCGGAGAGCGCATCACCGCCAGCCGCAAGGTGCACAACTGGATTTGCGTGTATCTCAAGCAGGGCGGTACTGAGACGCCGCCGGAAGAGGAGGACAAGCCTATGCGCAAGCACACTGTATGCCTCGACCCCGGACACGGGCCGGGCAACGTCAACGGATCCCCGGACGGCACCTACAAAGAGTGGGAGTTTACGTGGGATATGGCACAGCGTGTCAAGCCGCTGCTGGAGGCCAAGGGGGTGGGCGTGGTGCTCACCAAGACGGCGGACAACTACCCCAGCCTGACGGAGCGGGCCAACATCAGCAACAAAGCAAAGCCGGATTGCTTTGTGAGCATCCACACCAACGCGGCCGGGGAGGGCGGATGGTCGAGCGCGTCCGGGCTGGAGATCTACACCAGCGCAGGGCCTATGACGGCACAGCGCAATGTGCTGGCTTCCGACCTGGTCAACGCATTCCACGCCGCCGGGGTGTCTCTGCGGAGTGAGCCCATCAAGCACGAGATGTATACTGTGCTTGCCAAGACTGACGCACCCGCCACGCTCATTGAGTACGGGTTCCACACCAACCGGGATGATGTGGAGTATCTAAAGGACACCAAGTACCGGGACAAACTGGCCGAGGCCACCGCAAAGGGTATCTGCACTTATCTTAGTGTGGACTGGAAGAAGGATGAACCTGTGAGCGATTGGGAACAGGAGCGCGACGAAGCGTGGCAGGCCGCGAAAGAGGCCGGTATCCTGGACGGTACCCGACCCGAAGACCCTGTAACCAGACAGGAGCTGGCCGTCGTGCTGGACAGGCTTAATCTGATTTGATGGAGGTACATATCATGGACATTTCTTCTTTGGGTATCACCGGAGTGGCGGTTATCACCGTTATCTGCTTCCTGGTCGGCCAGGTGGTCAAGGCTACTGGACTGGACAACAAGTGGATTCCCATCATCTGCGGTGCGTTTGGCGCGGCGCTGGGCATCCTCGGCATGTTTATCATGCCAGAGTTTCCAGCCTCGGACTATTTGACCGCCGCCGCCGTTGGCATCGTCTCCGGCCTTGCGGCCACTGGTATCAATCAGGTCTATAAGCAGATGAAGGGGGGCTAACCCATGCCCGTCAATGATTGTGAGAACAACTGTACGCTGAAAACCAGGGTGGACAGGCTGGAGAAGGACTTTGAGGCCGAGAAAGAAACCAACTCCCAGCGCCATGCGGAATTTTACGCCCGCATTGGCAAGCTTGAGCAGGTACAGGCCGTCAGCGGAACCAGGCTGGACACCATCATGGACAAGCTGGACTCTATCGCCCTCGACCTCACCGCCTTGAAAGAGAAACCTTCCAAGCGGTGGGAGACAGTTGTGGCGGCTCTCATTACGGGTGTGGTGGGCTATCTGTTGGCGGCCATTGGGCTGCACTGAGGAGGCGGCAATATGCCGAGCAATCTTTTGGCGGTGGACACCGGGTTCCCGCAACTGACGGAGGAGCAGAGCGCGGAAGAAAAGTTTAGTGTCATCACCAATTACCTCTACATGCTCATGGAGCAGCTGCGCTATTCCATGGCCAACCTGGGGGCGGGGAACTTCAACGACGCGGAGCTGGACGCCATCGGGAAGACCATCACGGCCCCCATTTATATCGACCTGGAGAACGCGGCGGGGGCCATTCACGAGCTGCGCATCACGGCGGACCAGCTCACCAGCCGCATGGAGGACGCGGAGGGCAATATCTCCTCCATCGAACAGTATGCCCGGAGCATCACCCTGGAGGTGAGCAACGGAGAGACCTCCAGTTCCATCAAGCTGCTGGCGGATGGGGTAGCGGTCTCCAGCCAGGTCATCGTAATGGACGGCCTGGTGGCCTTCAAGGGCCTGGAGGATGGCACCACCATCATCAACGGCGGCTGCATCCAGACGGGCACCATCGACGCGGAGTATCTCAACCTGCGGGGAGCCATCACCTTCCCGGATCTGTCCGGCGAGGTGAAGGACGACATCAGCAACGCCCTGGACACGGCAAACGATGCCTATGACCTGGCCCACGCCAACCAACTGCCGTCCTATATCCAAAAGACCTACATCGATTCCACGGAGATCCGAAGCCCCACCATCAAGGCCAACGAGTTCAGCATATACCCGCAGGCGGCGGGCGGCGGCAGCTACAATATGTATGGTCAGTATAACGGTAGTCTATACCACATGCTGGAGATTTCCTATTTCGCAGGCACCGCCCCATCCGTCGATTTCTCCTCCCCTGCGGGCGCTGTGGCGACGTGGGATTTTCTGTCCACCACTGTACGCGGCAGCGTCGATTTCAGCAACGCAAATGTGTACGGGCTGGACGTGGAAGCCGTGTTCGCATAGGAGGCGGAAGTATGGCAAGTTTGAGTCTGAGCGGCGGTGAGGAGGAGTTTGGCTGGAGGATTACGGGGCTGGGCTCTGCCTTTAACCAGGCCAACGGCTATGTGGAGGCTGGCATCACAAAGTATCAGTTTACGCACTCATCCAGCAGTATTTCAGGTGTAGTGGACAGTGTGCGGGCCCCCGCCTCCGGGGGCTCCACCTCCACAACCCGGCGGTGGGTGGGCTACGACCCAGGTACCTACGATTTTTGGGGCTACACGCGGGTTAAGGATGGAACGTACTGGCCGGCCGGTTTCGGTACGGTTACGGTGGACAGTCCGGCGGCGCAGAGGCCGGACGACTGGGGCTGGTCTTCTGTAATCCGGGCCGGGCGTCCGGTGCGGATCTCCGCCTATGAGTGGAACCAGTTCTGCAACCGAATCAACGATTTCCGGCTTTATGTCGGACTGCCGGAGTACGGGGCCTTTGAACGGGCCTATTCCGGAGATCCAATTACCGCTGAAATCGTGGAGCATGCGGTCTACGCCATTCGGGCCATGAACCCGCCTGTCTCCACCCCGCGGGCCCCGGCCAGGGGCGACCTGATGCGGGCGAGCATTTTCCTGGATCTGATGGACTCTCTCAATTCGATTTGACAGGAGGCATAGAAATGAACGATATCATGAAGGAAATCAACACCGCTTACGGTCTGCTGGCCTCCATCCCGGTCAGGGGGGATGCGGTGGATGCCGCCGCCGCCTGCCGGATGGCCCTGCGCAAGGCGTACAAATTGGCAGAAGCGCGGAGCGCCCGGGAGCAGGAGGACGCGGGCGGCCACGAGGGCCGCCCCTACGCAGAGGCACAGAGCCACGGAAGCAGGCGGGCCGATGTGGGCATCGGCCCCTACGGGAGCGGCGAAACCGGACATGGAGCAGAAACGGAGCGGAGCGGAGTTTGCGAAGATGGGGCCCCCGACGAAGCCCAGCAAGAAGCGCGGAGCGCCCGGGAACAGGGCAACAGCGAACTGCGCAGACCGGAAAACAGGCCGGGCGAAGCGCGGCGGCATTTCCGGCGGAGCAGTGAGCAGTTGCCCGTCGCGGAGAGCGCAGAGCGTGACAAAAGCGGGTTCGGTGGGGAGAGGAGGAGCAAGGGAGCGGAGCGACACCTGCCCGCAGGGCAGGAGGAGCAGAGCGGAGTTTGCGACGACGAGGAGGAAACGGCATGACCGGCAATCAGCTGCCCGGCCTGGCCCACGTGGACGGGCTGAACCAGTTCCGCCTGTCCCAGTTCTTCGGCTTCGACCACCGGCTGGGGGCGCAGAACGGATATATCTGGGATATGCACAATCTGACCGGAGATTATGCGCCGGTACTGGCTTCCCGGCCCCCGCGGTGGACGGTGCGGCCGGTTGCCAAGCCCAACGGGCTGTACTGCTCCGGAAAGCGGTTCCTGGTGGACGGGACGGCCCTCACCGTGGACGGGCAGGAGGTGGGGCAGGTGGCCGACAGCGAAAAGCAGATGCAGGGCATGAGCGGGCGGGTGGTCATCTGGCCGGACAAGCTCGTTTATACCCAGGAGGGGGAGCTGGAGCACCTGGAGGCCAGCTACAGTGCCTCCGGCCTGGTGTTTGGCGACGGCGCCTATGCCGGGCAGGAGGCCGAGGCCAACTCCATCACCACCACCGGCGGGGCGTTCCCCTTCCGGGTGGGCGACGCGGTGTCCATCACCGGCTGCACCAGGCAGACCGAGAACAACAAGACCCCTGTCATCCGGGAGATCAGCGAGGACGGCAAGACGCTGCGGTTTTATGAGAACACCTTTGTACTGCCCGAGGGAGAGGACAGCGTGACCGAGCCGGGGGAGGTGACTCTGGCCCGGGGCGTGCCCGACTTGGACTTCCTCTGCGCCAACGAGAACCGGCTCTGGGGCTGCAAGGGGGACACCATCTACGCCTCCAAGCTGGGTGACCCCTACAACTGGAACGTGTTTGAGGGGCTGAGCACCGACGCCTGGAGCGTGGAGACGGGCACGCCGGGGGACTTCACTGCCTGCTGCTCCTTCCTGGGCTACCCCATCTTCTTCAAGGAGGACAAGGTTTTCAAGGTGTACGGGGACAAGCCCACCAACTTCCAGGTGATGAGCAGCGCCACACTGGGGGTGATGGCGGGCAGCCACAAGAGCCTGGCGGTGGCTGGGGAGACCCTGTTCTACCTGGCTCGGGTGGGTATCGTGGCCTATTCCGGCGGCATCCCCCGGAGTATCGCCGCACCCTTCGGGGATGCGCGGTACAGAAACGCCGTGGGGGGCAGCGACGGGACGAAATACTGGGTGTCCATGGAGGACGGGGACGGCGCGTCCACCCTGTTCTGCTACGACACCCAGGCGGGGGCGTGGTACAAGGAGGACGGGACAAGGCTGGTGGCCACGGGCTATCTGGACGGCCTCTACGCCCTGACGGACAGCGCCCTCATCCTGCTGGGGCGGCCCGTGCGCGTGCCCGAGGAGAGTGCGCGGGAGGAGGCGGTGAAGAGCTGGGTGGAGCTGGGGGACATCACCCTGGACAGCTTCGACAGCAAGTACCCGGTGCGCCTGCGGCTGCGGCTGGCGGCGGAGCCGGGCGTCACGATAGCGGCCCAGATTCAGTACGACAGCAGCGGCGAGTGGGAGACGGCGGAGACAGTGACGGCCGGCCGGATGACTCCCTTCTACCTGGCCTTCCCCGCCCGGCGGTGCGACCACTTCCGCCTGAAGTTCTCCGCCGACGGGCCATGGCGGCTGTGGAGTGTGCTGGCAGAGCTATACGACGGGCCGTATGTGCGAAAGTGAGGCGAGGACATGAGACGGTATGACAGCGGCGCGGACAGCGTCATGATGTCCGATGAGGACTATGAGGCCATCCAGCGCTACAAGCAGCAGTGGCAGACGTCCACGGCGGCGGGCAACCAGGCCGGGGCACAGGCCGCCCACGATGCGGCGGAGCAGCTCCGCCGTAAGTACAACTACTCCGGCGGCGGGGACGGCAGCGACTACATCGGCCTGGGAATCAAGTGGAACAGCAACACCGCCTCCCGCCCCAAGCGGACCGACGGGATGGGGGAGTTCACCTATGAGAAGGCCCCGGAGTACAGCAGCAAGTACCAGGGCCAGATTGACGACCTGCTGGACGACATCCTGAACCGGCCGGAGTTCTCCTATGACCCGGAGAGCGACCCCCGGTACGGGGCCTACAAGAAGGAGTACGCCCGGGAGGGCCAGCGGGCCACGGCGGACACGATGGGACAGATGGCGGCCATGACGGGGGGCATGCCCTCCACCGCGGCGGCCGTCGCCGGGCAGCAGGCGGGCGATTACTATGCCTCACAGATGGCGGACAAAATCCCCGAGCTGTACGAGCTGGCCTACTCCATGTACCGGGATGAGGGGGATTCCATGCGGCTGAACATGGATCTGCTCACCGCACTGGAGCAGGGGGACTACAACAAGTACCTCAACGCACTGACCCAGCACAACAACGACCGGAACTTCGCCTACGGGGTCTACAGCGACCAGTGGGACCGGAACTATCAGCTGGACCGGGACGGCGTGAACGACAGCCGGTACGACATGGAGTGGAACTACGGCGTAGGCCGGGACGAGCTGGAGGACAGCCGCTACCAGGACGAGACAGAGTACGCCCGGGCCCTGGAAAAGGCCCAGACCCTGGCGGCGGGCGGCGACTTCTCCGGCTACAAGGCCATGGGCTACTCCGACCAGGAGATCGCCAACCTCAAAAACGCCTACGACCGGGAGCGGGCGGCGGGCCTGCTGAGCAGGGGAGGCGGCTCCGGACGGTCTTCCGGCGGAAGTGGGAGCAGCAAGCCCCGGCTGACCGAATCGCAGGTGCTAAAGGCTATCAACGAAGACAGAGTGACTGATGCGGTCATCGCGGCCTATGACTACTACTATGGAGACGGGGCGTATGAGGCTGCCTATGGCGGTAACGGAGCGGAAGCGACCGGCAACGAGGAAGACGCCGTTGTGGATATGAACTCCGTACTCGGTCTCGGCTACGGCCCCATAAGCGAGGACAGGCTCGCAGAGCTGGAGGCCGACGGACAGATTGCAAGCTATGTTGAGAACGGCAAGATCAAATTCCGCCGCGTGAAAGGCGCGCAGGAAAAGGATAACCCGTTTGGGGGCCTGAACGGCTTCGGATTTTATGGGGGAAGATAGCGATGGCAGCCAACGATTTTACTAAGCGATATTTGGAGCGAAAGAGGGCGCTTTCGAGCGGAGCGGAGGGAGAAAAACGCCCCTCCGCCGCGTCCCTCCTCCCCAGACCTGCCATGCATGCGCCCGCCAGGGGGAACCGGCCTATAACGGAGCGGCCATCCGAGCCGGATCTTGGCGAGCTGGACGCACAGAGGCAGGCGGCCAGGCAGGCCCTGGAGGACACCAGACAGGAGCAGCGGGCCGTGGCGGCGCGGGAAAACCTGGCCCGGCGCTCCCGGGGCTTTACCCTGGAGGACGCGGAGGCCTACGAGGCTGAAAAGGAGCCGCTGAGGCGGCGGGTGGAGGAGCTCCAGGAACAGAGCGGAGAGGAGACGCCTGGGCTGCTCCCGTGGCTCGGGAAAAATGCGGCGGCGGGCTTGTCTCAGTTCAACCAGGGGCTGGCTTCCACGCTGGACTTTTTCCTGCCCACGGAGCTGTTCTTCGGAGAGGAAAAAGACCCTGTCAGCAGGCTAAACCGGTACTATACCGGGGAAAGAGACATTTGGGGCGGGCAGGCCGCAGAGGTGAACGAGCAGAAAGGCGGGGCTTACAGCATGGCGGGGCAGCTGGTACAGGGGACCACCGGCGCAACACCAAACGCCCTGCTGGCTCTCATGAGTGGCGGCGGAAGCATCGCGGCAGAAGGGACGGCCGCACTGGGACAGGCGGCCTCCGGCCTCGGGAGCACCATCGCTTCGGCGGCCTCCGCCCTGGCTAAAAACCCCGTGTTCTGGACTTCTGTTCTTCAGACCACCGGCCCGGCCTATGACAGCGCGAAAGCGGATGGGGCGGGGGATCTGGAGGCCACAGCCTCCGCTCTGATTACCGGCCTCCTCAACTCTGCGGTGGAGATCGGCGGCGGCCCCGAGACCCTGCCAGCCGGAATTGCCAAGGGCGGGGAAAGCGCAGTGCGCCAATGGGTCAAGTCCATGCTGGAGGAGGGGCGCGAGGAGGTTGTGCAGGGGGCTATTGAGAACCTGGCTGCAAAGGCGGTCTATGACCAGGCGCGCCCGTGGGCCTCTCTGGAGGAGGAAAACGCGGTGCTCAATCCGGTACGGGCGGCCCGGGAGTTTGCAGGCGGAGCGGCAGTGGGCGGAGTCCTGGGCGGGGCTCAGATGGGAACCGTTGGGCTGGCGAACCGGCTGCTTTTTCCGGCAGGGGATGCGTGGGCGGGCGCGGAGGCGCGGGCCGATGTGGGCATCGGCCCCTACGACGGCAGGGAAGCCGGGGCTGTCGTGAAGGGCGCGGAGCGTGACAACGCGGAAGTGTGGAGCACCCCGGAGCAGGCGGAGACGGGGGCGGACAGCCGCCGGGTGAGTAACCGTCAGGCGGAACAGATTTTGGCCGATCCCGAGGCGCTGGCCGGGCTGCGGGCGGAGGCTGGGCTGGAGCTGTCCGACGGCATGACCAGGGCCCAGCAGAGGGCTGCTGTGAAAAGCGCCGTGGAGCGCCTGACGGGGCGCACGGACCGCGTACAGACGGGGGAGGACGCGGGCGGCCACGAGGGCCGCCCCTACGCAGAAGCGCGGCGGTATTTTCGGCGGAGCAGTGAGCAGTTGCCCGTCGCGGAGAGCGCAGAGCGTGACAGGAGGCGCGGGGCCGCCGCAGAGGCGCGGACGGGCACGGAGGCGCGGGTCGATGTGGGCGGGGAAACCGAAAGCACCGCCGCACGGCTGCGGGAGGCGGGCTCCGCCTTCGGAAGGAACGGGGCCAGGGCCCTTACCGCCGCCTACGACGGGGAGATGGCCCTCGACCGCTACTACGGGGGCTTCGCGGCCTACTATCAGGCCGGTCTGTCCGGGCGGGGGATGGACGGGGCCAAAGGCCCTTACACCGGCGCGCTGAACGAGGCGCAGAGGTTCGCCGCCTGGTCCGCCGGGCGGAACGATGGGTTGGCTTCCCTGGCCCGGGAGAAGCGGGCCGCCCAATTTGCCCCGTCGGCGGGGAACGGGAGCGGGCTGGTATTCGACGGCTACGTGTCCGATACCCTGGACGGGGCCACGGCGAACCGGGTAAACCAAGTGGCAAAGGCTTTGGGGGTGCGGGTGCGCTTTGCGGACAGCGTGCGGGGCGGCACGGCCAATGCGCAGCTCAGAGGCGCGGACATCCTGGTGGAGAAGGGCAACCCCAACCCGGTGCTGTTCCTGCTGGGCCACGAGTGGACCCACCGGCTCCAGGAGCTGGCCCCGGAGGAATACCGAAGGTTCCGGAACTTCGCCTCGGAGGGGCTCCAGGGCGAGGCGCAGGTGCTGCTGGAGGGCTACCGCCAGGCTGGTGAGGACATCGGCTACGAGGCCGCCCTGGACGAGGCGGCGGCCAACTACGCCGGAAAGCTGCTGGAGGATGGGAAGCTGCTGGACAGCTTCATCGAGAAGCACCGGGACGACCGCACCCTGCTGGAGAAGGTGCGGGACGCTATCCGGGCCGTGGTGCGCAGGCTGACCGGCGCGGAGAAGCGGCAGGCACAGACCGCCGAGGAGAAGCTGACGGCGGCCCTGGAGGCCGGAGCCAGGCAGGCGCGGCGCTTGCAGAACCGCCAGAGCGGTGGTACAATGGATTCCACAAGATATTCCTTGAAGGAGGAGCAGAACTATGGCAGAGCAAGAGAAGAAAGCCGGGAAGATTTTAAGCGAAGATGCCTGGAGGAAGGCTATTCAGTCTATGAAGGCCGGGAAATCTCCTGCGGATTCCGACCCTTTCAAGGGGAACATGCCCAAGGGCGGAGTGCCCGACAGGTTCAAGAGGAAGTAAAGCGCCTCGGGATTGATGCGGACATCGTTGACGGGCCTGTACTGTGGAACCGGAACGGCGTTACGAGAATCCGAAATATTCTGGAGGCTGCCACGGTGGAACACTCCCATATCTTTATCAGCAGCACCTCCACTATTTCCCCGCGCAATGCAGCAGGCCACGAGGCGTTTCATTTCTGGACGAGCTTACCTGAGCGGACTGCCTATATTGAAGCCATTGAGGACAATCTGATCTTCTCCGGAAAGCCTTTCCAGGATTACCAATCCAGGATTTCGGATGCTTACCTCGGGGAAACTGCGGATTTGTCTGACCAGCAGCAGACCGGCGGCCTTGTCGAAGAAATCTTCGCCTACATCAGTGGAGACATCCATGAGGGAACCAACGACGACACCCTGCGCCCCATGTTCCGGGACTACGACGCGGTCAAGGCCGCATGGGAGGCGCTGGTGCGGGAGAATGCCGGAGATGCCCGTGCCTCCCTCAAGGGCAGCGAGGACGCGGCGGAGCTGGCGGAGCTGCGGCGGGAGAACGAGCGGCTGAAGGAGCGGGTGGAGGAGTGGAAGGGACAGACCCGGCGCACCGCTCCGGGGACGGCGGACCGGAAGGCGGTTGACCGGGCGGCCCGGGAGCTCATCCGCGCCTACGGCTCCGAACTGGAGGCCTCCGACCTCTCCGGCGGGCTCAAGCGCCTGTACGATTACATGGGCACCGGGCGGGACGGCAGGGACGAGCTGACCTGGACCGAGGCCCGGCGGCGGGCGGAGGAGCTGGCCGGGATGCTGGTGGACAGCGCCGTGGAGACCGACGACAGCCTCTACCGGCAGTACGGCGAGCTGCGGGACTACCTGCGCGGGGCCAAGCTGACCATCAGCGAGCAGGACGCAGCGGGGCTGCGGGACTACGACACGCTGCGGCGGCACAACTTCGGGCGAATGTCCCTTGGGAAAGGCGGCACGAACATCGACCAGGTGTATGAGGAACTGGCCGAACGGTGGCCGGAGTTCTTCGACGCGCAGAGAGAGACCCACCCGGCAGACCAGCTGGAGCACATCTCGGACGTGCTGGACGATATCTACCGCATGGAGGAGCGCAACCCCTTCGCCCAGTACCGGGACCAGGCCGTCAGCGGGGCGGCGGGCGAGATTCTGGAGACCTTCTTCGACCTGCCCCAGGTCAAGACCTTTGCGGACCGGCAGGCCACCAAGCTGGAAAAGGCAAAGGCCAAGGGCCGGCAGCAGGTCCAGCAGGCCCGTGAGCAGAGAGACGCCCGCCTTGCCGAGCTGCGGGAGCAGAACCGGGCGCGGGTACAGCGGGCCATAGAGCGGGAGCGGGAGACCCGGACGCGGCAGGTGGGGGCGCTGAAAGAGCGCTACCAGGCTAGGGACGCGGCGGGCCGGGAGCGGAGGAGCGCGGCGGAGCTGCGCCGGAAGATCGCCCGGCACGCAAAGGGCCTCTCCCAGAAGCTGCTCCGGCCCAGCGACAAGAAGCACGTCCCGGAAAACCTGCGGGAGCCGGTGGCCGCCCTGCTGGAGAGCATCAACCAGGAGAGCCAGTACACCATCGATCCGGAGACCGGCAGCCGCCGGAAGGGCGGCGGAGGCCTGCCCGCCAAGCGCACCGAGGCATTCCGGGCGCTCAAGGAGCAGTACGAGGCCATCCAGAAGGGGACCACGGACTTTACCGGAGTGGTCGACCCCGCGCTGGCGGACAACCTGACGGCCCTTATCGCCATGAAGGACACCCCGCTGGCGGCCATGAACACGGAGCAGCTCGCCACCGTATGGAACACCCTGAAAGCGGTGGAGGCCAGCGTGAGCAGCGCCAACAAGCTGTTCGCCAAGGGGCGTTACGACGGCGTGGCGGAGCTGGCGCAGGCTATCAAAGACAGCGCACGTACCAAGAGGCCCAAGGCAAACTACGGCGGGGGCGGCCTGGGGGCCGTCACGGGCTTCGGAGACCAGCTGCTCAACCTGGACATGCTGGATTCGCTCACCTTCCTCCACCTGTTCGGGGAGGGCGGCGACGCGCTGTACCACGAGCTCCAGGCTGCCCGGGACCGGAAGACAGAAATCATCCGGCAGACCAGGGAACGGGTGAAGGAGGTCATCGGGAAGGCGGATATCCGGAAGCTCCAGGAGACGAGCCGCACCTTCCAGGTGGAGGGCGGGGAGCTGAAGCTCACCACCGCCCAGCTCATGAGCCTGTACGAGCTGAGCAAGCGGGAACAGGCGCAGGAGCACATCTACAAGGGCGGCCTGCGTCCGGCAGAGCACAAGAAGGCCGCCAACCTGGCCGGGAAGCTGGAGGCCCCGGCGTACGGCGTGAAGGTCAGCCAGGAGGATGTGGCGGAGATGCTCTCCGCCCTTACGGACGAGGAAGTAAAACTCGCCGACGGCCTCCAGGGCATTATGCAGGGCTATCTGGCCGACGAGGGCAACCGGGAGAGCATGAAGGTATACAACTACCGGAAGTTCACCGAGGAGCACTATTTCCCCATCACCTCCGACCCACACCAGGTACAGACTAAGATCGGAGACATTCTGGAGGGCGGCGGGAAACGTCCTGTGTCCGTGGCGGAGTGGGGCAGTGCAAAGGGCACCGTGGAGAAGGCCAGCAACGGCCTGCTGCTGGGGGACATCTTCGACGTATTCGCCCAGCACGCGGTGGATATGTCCACCTACGCCTCCCACCTGGGCGTGCTGGAGGACCTGAACCGGGTGCGCAACTTCAAATTCCGTGACAGCGAGGGGAATCTGATCGTCGCCATGGGCGACATCGTCCAGAGGGTGGCGGGCAAGGGCGGGGACGCCTACCTGGACACCCTGCTCCAGGACATCAGCCGGGGCACGGCAAAGGGCGGCGTGGCAGGCCTCAGCCGTTTGACGGCCAACTACAAGGCGGCCAGCGTTGGCCTGAATCTGCGGGTAGTTTTCCAGCAACCCACCTCCTACGCCCGCGCCCTGGCAGTGATGGACCCCAAGTATCTGGCCGACCCCAGGGTGATGAAGGGGGGCGGATGGGAGAAGGCGCTGAAGTACGCCCCCATCGCACAGTGGAAAGAGTGGGGCAACTTCGAAATCAACCAGGGGCGGCAGATCCAGGATATCCTGTTCGGCACGGACAGCGGGCTTGAGAAGGTGCGGAACAGGGCCATGGGCCTGGCAAGTGCCATGGACAGCTGGACGTGGGGCCGCCTGTGGAATGCCTGCGAGCTGGAGGTGTCTGACCAGAGGCCGGGGCTCACGCGGGGGAGCGAAGCCTTTTACCAGGCCGTCGCCCAGCGGTTCACCGACGTAGTGGACCAGACCCAGGTGGTGGACAACGTGCTGGGGCGGAGTCAGTTCATGCGCAGCTCCGACGGGCTGGCGAAGATGGCCTCCTCCTACATGGGCGAGCCCACCAAGACCTACAACCTCTTTTACCGCACCTACCGGGACGCGGTGCAGGAGCAGGACCCGCAGAAGCGCGTCCAGGCCAGAAAACGGATGGGCCGGACGGCGGGTGCGCTGGTGTTCTCCATGTTCCTCAACGCCATTGCGCAGTCCCTCTGGGACGCCGTGCGGGATGACGACGACCGGGACGAGAAATACTGGGAGCGGGTGCTGGGGCACATCGGCCCCAACTTCGCCCAGAACGTCAACCCCCTGGGCATGGTGCCCTACCTGCGGGACATCCTTTCCATCCTCCAGGGCTACGACGTGGAGCGCATGGATCTGTCCGCGGTCGCCAGCTTCTTTTCCGCCGTCCAGAACATGGGCAAGGCCATCAATGGGGAGGGCCGGTACACGGTTCTAGGGGCCGGGGCCAACCTGCTGGCAGAGCTGGCCCGGCTCACCGGCCTGCCCGTGGCGACGGTCAAGCGGGACGCGCTGGCGGTGGCCCGCACCATCGGCGTGGAGACGGAGGACTGGCGCTTCCAGTATCAGCTGGAGCGGGCCCTCAACAGCGTGGTCTACTCCGGCAACCGCAAGGAGTTCTACGATATTGCCTTCGGCGCGCTCAGGGACGGCGACACAGAGCTATACCATGAGATCGCCGCGGATCTCATGAAGCAGGGCGTCAAGGCCTCCACCATCGAGAGCGCCATGCGGCAGCGGCTGGAGGAGGCCAGGAAGGAGAACCCGGACTTCTCCATGCCGGAGGAGGCGCGGGATCTGATCGGAAGCTATGAGACATACGCCAAGCCCAAGGAGAGCACCAGCGGATTCAGCGCCGAGGCTCTGGACGCGGAGAACTATCAGGCCTACGCCGCCCAGGCCGCCCGGCAGAGCCGGGAGTGGGTGGACACCCTGGAGAGCTACGGGAGCTTCCACAGCCTGGACGACGAGGCCAAGGACGGCGCCCTGGAGGCCGCCCGGCAGCTGGCTGAGGACATGGCCCTGCGGAGTTACTCCGGCGGGCAGTTCACCGACGCAGATCTCTCCCAGTGGGAACGCTGGGCCACTGGTGGAGAGGACTGGGGCGTAGACCCCGTGGAGGCCATCCTGTTTAAGACCGCCTATGATATGGCGGAGAGTGACAAGGATGAGGACGGCAAGACCATTTCCGGGAGCAAGAAGGAGAACGCCCTGGAGGCGGCGGAGAAACTGCTGCCCGGCTTGACCGGCGGCGAGCTGGAATACCTGATGGCAAACTTCTGGACGCCGGAGGATCGGGAGCTGAAGGAAATGAAAGAGAGCAAGTTTATGCCTTAAATGGAACAGGGCCGGGATAACACCCGGCCCTGTTTTTATATACTATATTTATATTGTCCTCTGAGGCGCGATAAGGGCAAACAGTAAATTGCCAGGCACTTTTGTTTTCCCTTATTTTTTCCCTTACAAGGATCTGAGCACATAATACTGCATCAAACTATTTCCGAAGAAATATTGATTTCAAGCCACATAAACAGGATAAAATCGGAACTATATGAGCGAATCAGAAGTGCTGCCTGGAACCATGCGGTTCCAAGAAGGTAAAAATCAAAAAGCTAGAAATATCAAGGCCCGCAGCCGGTTTTTTGCCGAGCTGCGGGCCTGTTTTCCCTTATGTTTTCCCTTACGCGCCAAAATTGGCCTTTATGAAATCCTCCATGCGGGCGGCGCTGTCCTGCCTCATGCGCTCCGTGAAGTGACCGTATCTATCCAGAGTAAAGGCCGCGCTGGCGTGGCCGAGGTTGCCCTGGATGGTCTTGATATCATCACCGGCCCGAATAGCGTTGACGGCATAGGTGTGCCGGAGGTCGTGGAAACGGACACCAACCAATCCGGCAGATTTTAAAGCGGCACGAAATTGGAGGCCGACCGTGGACAAACAGAGGGGGCAACCGATATCATTGGTAAACACAAATTGGTGGGGGTTATCCCATAAGGGCCCAGCCAATAACTGCCGTTCAGCTTGCTTCCTTCGCTGCTCCTTTAGAGTGCTGAGCACCGAGGGAGCAGGCGTGATTGTACGGCTTTTCCCACTCTTTGGGGAGATAAAAAGGCCGCTCTTTTCTCGGTGCTCGGGCCGGACAAGCTGCTTATTTATCAGCAATGTTCCATGCGTAAAGTCCACGCAGTCCCAAGTCAGGCCCAGCAGCTCCGAGAGGCGGCAGCCGGTGAACAGGGCCACGGAGACCAGTCGCTCTAAACGGCTACCCTTGAGGGCCTGGAGCAACGCTGCGGCCTGTTCGTCGCTGAGTGGGTGAATTTCCGTGCGCTCTGCTCTGGGGAGTTCACAGTCCGCGGCCGGATTGCGGGATATGTACTCCAGCTTGACCGCCTTCTCCAGCGCCTGGTGCAGAACCTTATAGGCCAGCCGGACGGAGGCCGGGGAGAGTGAGCCCAGACTGTTGACAAACTGCTGGATTATGTGGGGGCGGAGTTCAGGGAGAGACACCGCGCCGAGGGCCGGCTTGATGTGCTTTTTTATGAGGCTTCTGTATTTGGTAGCGGTGGCGGGCTTCACGCTGCCGAGATACTCCGCTGCCCACACATCGAGCCAGGCCCCAACCGTCATTTTGGCCGGAGTGATATAGGTGCCCGTGTCAATGGCCGCCGTGGCGGCCTTGAGCTTTTGGGCGACCTCCTTCTGCGTCTTGCCGGTGATGCTCCGCTGCACCTGCTTTCCGGTGCCTGGGTCTCGTCCGACTGTGTACCGCGCCTCCCAGTAGCTATACTGCTTCCCGCGGCGGGTCACTGTCTTTTTACGGATTGTGCCGCTTCCGGCGGCTGACTTTCTCGCCATTGACTTTTCCTCCTATTCTGTTAAAATAGAAGGGCAGAGCGCCGCAAAGCAATCTGCCCCCTCTATGTGAGCCGTCCCTGGTATTGCGAGTACCGGGGGCGGTTTTTATTGCGCCTTTTTCAGATCGGCCAGTTCCTTGCTCATGGAGCGGATCACCTGTTTCAAGAGAGCCACGTCGTCCTCTATGGCCTCTATTCTGGTCATGGGAGTTAGCTTTGCCTGTATACCTTGCAGACCCTCCGCCAGCAGGTCAAACTTCGGCATGACATCCGTGTCAAAATAGGTAATCATGCGCTTCTCAGACGCCCGAATGGATGCGTCAATCATGGTTTGGATGGACTGTAAGTCTTTTTCGTCTAACATGTATAAAACCTCCTAGGAATATAGCTTCATCGTCCAGGGTCATGAAGGGGTGCATCATAACAGAGACCTCCTTCAAAAATACAGCTCCGTGGCCAGGCTGCTGAACATATTAGCAGAACAAACTTTTCATTTTCTATTTCTAAGAATTAAATCATATTGCCGAGAGAGTGCGGGGTTGAAAACAGCGAACAAAAACATAAATAGAAAACGAATTATTGTAATAATCAGAACAACAAGCGCAATATAGAAATAAATATTTTCATGACTGTAAAGAATAACCGAAGATGCAATCATATAGCCAGTGAAAATAAGAGGATAAAAAATAGATACGATAGGGATAAATAAAATGCAAAAAGATGCCAGAGCAATTATAGAAGATAAAAAGATGTTCATTCCAAGCCCGATATTCAACATAGTAAATACGGAGTATACAACACATACAAACGTTACAGATGGCGATTGGCTAAACCTATAAAATTGGAAACTCATGTCTATTACCTCCAGCTTCAGAAATACAGTTCTGTCGCAAGGTTCCCGTGTGTGTACCAACAAACAGCCTTGCGCATAAAGTCCTCTGGGACTCCAAAATGTTCAGCTAAGGAGTAAATGTCCGTGTACCCATCGGCTACAGCTTCGTCTAAATCATCCTCTGATATGTAATTTTGGACAGCCCACTTCCAAGCCTTATATTCGTGTTTCTCAACTAAATCGAATGGACTACATACCTTATGCGTGGCCCCTGTGGACGCATGGCCGCCTTCGTGAGCAACGACAGCAGCCTCATCTCTGGAAGAATGAATATTGTCGAAGTCCATAAATATCCCATACGCCCCACCCACCTCTAGAGTGACAGCCTTATCGTTGTTCAAATCCCACATATAGAATTTAGTTCCAGCCTGACTGAGTTTCTGATAAAGCGCTAAGAGCCTATCCATAGGCTATTACCCTTTCTCTTTTTCGATATCTGCCTTCATAAAGCGAGCCATCTCAAGGAGCATTTTTTTCTTTTCATCAGGGAGATCTTTGGATTCTTCGTAAAAGGCATAGGTAAAATCATCAAAGCCTATCTCACGCTCACCCTCTTGGGCGGGCGCTTTTTTTGTTTCTTCTCCAGTCAAAAGGTAATCGGTAGTAACGCCAAAAAAGTCGGCGATTTTTAGCAAAAGTTCCTGTTTCGGAGCCTTGCCGGTATTTTTCCATACTGTTACGCTGGCACGGTTAAACCCAATTTTAGACGCTGCACCGCTCGGGGTAAGGCCGTTCTTTTCGCATAGAGCACAGTATACGTCATAAAACACAAAAATCAAGCCTCCAAATTGTCACAAAAAGCAATGTTTATAATTATCAACGAATTGGCTTGACATGTTTATGATTATAAGCTATACTGTGGTCACAGTGTTGATAGTCATAAACGCGAACAAGCCGCACCCTCGTTCTGCCAAACGGGAGTGTTAAAGAAATACAACTTCTATGCTTGGATGATATCACATCGGTTTAAGAATATCAACACAAAACGAACGGATGGAGGTGAACTTTGTATGCCTGCACAATGGACGGCGGATCTAATTGGTGAAATGCACCTAGCCCGTGTATCCAAAAAGCAACTGGCGGAGCACCTTGGGGTAACTCCTGAGTATGTGAGCATGGTTCTGAATGGACACAGGGAGCCGGACGGGGCAGTCGGGCGCTTCAGGGAGGCACTTGCCCAGATTGTTTCTGCGCAACGTCAGGATACCAAAGCCGAAGGGTAATATACCGGACTACTGGAAAGGAGACCAAAATGGAAAACGAACTCGAAATCAAGCGGGTGCCCTTCATGGGCGCGGAACTCATGGCGGCCCGTGATACCGACGGCCAGATTTGGGCAGGTGTGCGTTGGCTGTGTGATGGAATGGGATTGACGGAGGGGCAGAGAAAGCGTCAAATTGCAAATATCCAGGCAGACAAGGTACTTTCAAAAGGGGGGTCAAATTTGGTCCTCCCCACAAAAGGCGGAAAACAAGAGGTTCTTTGTCTCAAACTGGACTTCATCCCCCTCTGGCTGGCGAAGATCTCCATCACCCCGAGTATGGAGGCAGAGACACCAGAGCTGGCCGACCGGCTGGAGCAGTACCAGCTCCGTGCAAAGGATACGCTGGCGGAAGCGTTTCTCCCAGCAGCAGCCAATCCCAATTTTACATCGCTTTCACCGGAATTGCAGATGTTCAAAGCCATCTTTGATAGCGTAGCTAAGACCGAGCTGAAGCAGAAGGAGCAGGACAAGGCGATTGAGGCGGTGAACCAGAAAGTGGACGGTATCCGTGATGTGGTGGTGCTCAGCCCCAACTCCTGGCGGGAGGAGTGCCGGAAGCTGCTGGCGAAGGTCGCGCAGGCCAGGGGCGGCGGCGGTGCCTATCAGGAGGTCAACGCTGAGGTGCTCCAGCTCGTGGATGAGCGGGCGCGTGTCTCGCTGGAGACCAGGCTGACCAACAAGCGCCGCCGGATGGCGGATGAGGGTGTGTGCAAGTCCAAGCGGGACAAGCTCAACAAGGTAGATGTGATCGCTGATGACACGAAGCTGATTGAGATTTACATCGCTATCGTCAAGGAAATGGCCGTAAAGTACGGAGTATCTGTCGGTAAGGGAACGGAGCAGGCCAGATGAATAAGGACGTAATTGATTTCAAGGTGTTTGAATATCTCGGCAGAGCTGGCACCGCTGCCATGCGAGGCGGCCTCCCCAAAGCCAGGAGAGATGCAGCTACGCTACTCATCCTTTACCGCCTCCAATCCCGCGCAGCCAGCCAGGAGCTCGCAGAAAAGCGAGAGGAAATCCGCGCTTTGTATAGGAGTTTGAGAAAAGCGGAGTCCGCCGGTATATCGTTCCCTCTTGGCACACAGCGCCTGTCAAAGCTGCTGGAGGAATACCGTGCTGCGGAGGGTGAGCTTGCCGAAGTAGGAAAGGCTATTTGCCTTGCGCTGGATTTTTGGCAAAGCACTGGGGCTACCCTAGATGACCTGTGTAGTCTCTGCAACCGGGATCCGGAACAGGTGAGGGGGGAGCTCGACCCAACGGAGAAACTGTTTTCCGAGATGGTCTTTGTCCACAATCTGGATTATAAAGACCCTCGTAACACGGGATGGGTTGAGTATGAAATAGACGCCCCGCTGACGCACGCCGTCAAAGCGCATTGGATGGCTCTTGTGCGGCACACTGATGCTGGCCGAAAAGCCGCCCACAAGGCCATGAACGCCGCCTTTCCTGGAATTACGGAAAACACTCTAACCGTTATCACTGATGCAGATGGTATCCAGCATTTGATTGACAAGGACGGCGTGGATATCGGAACTATAGACGAATAAGGATTGGAGGACGCTATGGAAAAAATCGCGTACAACGTCCAGGAAGCTGCCGCTGCGCTCGGCCTGTGTGCAGACGCCGTATATGACTTAGCGCACCGGCCGGACTTTCCGGCGGTACGGGTTGGGAATCGGATTTTGATTCCCTGTGAGAGCCTGGCCCGGTGGCTGGAGGCCCAGGAAGGGAAGCAGCTATGAAGCGGGCCACTTTGGAGCGCTTGGCCGTCGTGTTCGTCCTGGCGGCCTGTATCTGCGCCGAGTGTATTCCCCTGCTGCTGGCGCTGGTGGCTGCGGCGGCCCTGTGTGTGGGGGTCACAAATTCCCAAGCGATTGCGAATTTGTCAAGAAAAAAGACCGCCGGTGCTGCAACACCAGGCGGTCAAAGGTGGAAAGAAGTAACCATCAATCAACTGCTATTGTAGCAGTTTAGAAGGAGTTTTGCAAGTATGGAAGATCAAAAAGAGCAGATGAAAGGTGAAATTCTCTGCATCCTGAATAGGAACAATACAGAGAAATTTATACGGCATATTCTGACGATTGCACTGGTACATGAAAAGATTCTGGCAGGTAAATGTGAACGAAGTTGAGAATGGAGGAGAGCGAATAATGGAAAAAAGGGATTTATCCTTAATGGCCGGTATTATGAACGGAATTGATCAGACAGACGAATGGATGGATATTCAATTGAACGACCCCGGCCTTAAGGCGGCTGCTAGTCAATTGAGACGGGCAATGGAACGTGCAAAAGCATATCTTCCAAAGGAGCTTTACAATGAACTATCTGACGCACAGAGCGGCGAATTGGCGGCGCATAGTGACCTTGCAATTCTGTACGGTATGCACGTGGCGGCAGTTATCCAAGCAGTAGCCGCAAATCCGTCAGAGCTGACCCGTTTCTGGGAGGAAAGAAAAGAGGTGCAAGCATGAACCGCCCTTTGAGCAAGGAGCAGGTCAAGGGCCTGTTTGAGCAGGAGGCCGTACTGATGGGGACGGAAAACTGCGTACCAGATTTTCGGGCCGCGGCGCTGTTTGGTGGGGACGCCGTAGAGCATGCCCGCAAGATGAACACCAGCAGACCCGGATTTTTCTTCAATGGGTACGGTGTTGGAGACTACACGATGGGGGCCCTGACACTGCGAGGCTTTCAGGCCGCCGCCAGTTTCTACAATGTTCAACTGCTGGGAAAGGAGTACGAAAACCATGATTGAAATTAAAATCACCGGAACCACCCCGCTGGAGGCGCTGGCCTCTGTGACCGCGTTCGGCTGGCACTGCATGAAGAACCAGGAAGTTCATGCGGCGGCCACCCATATGCTGGAGGTAGATGAGAGCAAAGTGTCCAAATCGGACACGGCCCTGACCGCGCCCATGGCTCCTGCGGCACCCGCTGTATCGGCTCCGGTAAACCCTACACCTGCGCCTGTAGCCCTGGTAAACCCTGCACCGGCCCCCGTGGCTGCTGCTCCGGTAGCTGGCCCCCAGGTGACACCCCCTGGTAATGCGCCCGCCGTTGCGCCGGTAGCCGCCGCGCCTACATATACCGTGGAGCAGATCGGCAAGGCCGGGGCCGACCTGGTGTCCCAGAATGCGGCAAAGATGCCGGAGCTGCTGGCGCTCCTCCAGAAGTACGGCGCGCAGGCCATCACACAGCTGAAGCCGGAGCAGCTGGGCGCGTTTGCCACAGAGCTGCGGGGGCTGGGGGCGAAGCTCTGATGCCACCTGAGAAACACGCCCTTCTCGGGGCCAGCAGCGCGGAGCGGTGGCTGATGTGCCCGCCCTCCGCCCGGCTGGGGGAGCAGTTCCCCGACACGGCCAGCGAGTACGCCGCCGCCGGCACATTGGCCCACGCCATCGCGGAGCTGAAGGCCCGAAAGTATTTTGTGGAGCCCATGAGCACCCGGACGTTCAACGCCCGGCTGAAGAAGCTGAAAGAGGATCCCCACTACGACAAGGGCATGGACGCCGCCACGGACACCTATCTGGAGCACCTGAAGGCGCTGACCATGTCCTACGGCTCCGTGCAGCCCTTCGTGGCCCTGGAGACCCGGGTGGACTTCGGGGACTACGTGCCCGAGGGCTTTGGCACCGCGGACTGCATCATCATCGGCGCCGGCCGGATGTGCGTGGTGGACTATAAGAATGGAGCCGGCGTCCTGGTGGAGGCCGAGGCCAACCCTCAGATGATGCTCTATGCCCTGGGCGCGCTGAAGGTCTATGCGCCCATCTACGGAGACACCATCCGGGAGGTGCATCTCTCCATCGTCCAGCCCAACGCCGGGGGCGTCCGGGAGTGGGATACCACTGTAGAGGCCCTGCGGGAGTGGGGCGAGAAGGTGGTCAAGCCCGCCGCCGCCCTGGCCTGGGAGGGGAAGGGAGACTTTGCCCCGGGCGAGTGGTGCCGGTTCTGCCGGGCCCGGGCGCGGTGCTCCGCCCGGGCGGCCAGGATGCTGGAGCTGGAGCCCGTGAAGAACGCGATTCCCGAGGGCGACAGCTACGACCCGGAGGATAGCGTCCTTACTGACGCCCAGGTCGGCGACGTACTCACCCGGGCGCTGGAGCTGGAGGCGTGGGTGAAGGATTTGAAGGACTACGCGCTCACGGCATCCCTGCACGGACATCAAATCGCCGGGTGGAAGGCTGTGGAGGGCCGGAGCAGCCGGGAGTGGGCCGACCAGGACACCGCCTTCGCCACCTTGCAGGAGCGGGGCATCCCGGAGGCCCTGCTGTGGGAGCGCAGGCCCGCCAGCGTGGCCGGGCTGGAGAAGGCCCTGGGAAAGAAGCCCTTCGAGGAGGCATCCTTCGGCCTGGTGGTCAAAAAGCCCGGCAAGCCTACGTTGGCACCGGAGAGCGACAAGCGCCCGCCCTATTCGCCGGCCGAAGCGGCCTTTTCGGCGGCTGTTTCATCAGACACTAAAAATTTGTGAAATTATAAAGGAGTGTAATTGATATGCCTATCACCATCACCGGAGTCCGTTTTTCCTATTGCAACCTGTTCCAGCCCAAGGCGCCCTACAACAACCCCCAGGGTGAGCCCAAGTATAGCTGCACGGTCTTGGTGCCCAAGACCAACACGGCGGCGAAAGCCGCCATTGACCAGGCGGTGGCCGCGGCCATCGAGGCGGGCGTCTCTGCCAAGTGGAGCGGCGTCCGGCCGCCCCAGCCGGCCATCTGCGTCCACGACGGCGACGGCCCCCGGCCCAGCGACGGCAGCGCCTTTGGCGAGGAGTGCCGGGGCTGCTGGGTGTTCACCGCCTCCAGCAAGCAGCCGCCCTTCGTGGTGGACGCCCAGGTGCAGCCCATCATCGACCCCACCCAGGTCTACAGCGGAATGTGGGGCAACGTGAACGTCAACTTCTTCGCCTACAACAGCGCAGGCAAGAAAGGGATCGGCTGTGGCCTGAACGGCGTGCAAAAGACTGGGGACGGCGATCCCCTCGGAAGCCGTGTGACCGCGCAGGAGGCGTTCCAGCCGGTGGCCGCCGCACCGGCGGCGGCCCAGGGAACCCCCGGCGGCTACGGCACGGCCGCTTGGGGCAGTGTCGACCCGATCACCGGACTGCCTTTTTAACGCGATATGGACGCGGTACATCATCTCAGTATTGACATCGAGACGTACAGCGACCAGGAAATCGGCAAGGCCGGGCTTTACCGTTATGCGCAAAGCCCGGCCTTTGCCATCCTCCTCTTTGCGTACAGTCTCGACGGCGGCCCGGTTCAGGTGGTCGACCTGACCCGGCCGGGTGCCCATTTGCCGGTGGAGGTAATCCGCTGGCTGTTTGACCCGGCCTGCATCAAGCACGCCTACAACGCAGCCTTTGAATGGTATTGCCTGAGCCGGTTCTTTCACTTGGAGAAAAACAACAGCTACCCGCCGGAGAAGTGGCTCCCGCAATGGCGCTGCACCATGCTCCACGGCCTCTACTGCGGCTATACCGCCGGCCTGGACGCCACCGGCAAGGCCCTGGGGCTCCCACAGGACAAGCAGAAGCTGGCGGCCGGCAAGGCATTGATCCGCTTTTTTTGCGTCCCCTGCAAGTCCACCAAGGGCAACGGGGGCCGCACCCGCAACCTTCCCTGGCACGACCCGGCCAAATGGGAGCTCTTCAAGGATTACTGCAAGCAGGACGTGGTCACGGAAATGGAGATTGAGCGCCGGCTGTCCGGCTTCCCGGTGCCGGACTGCGTACAGGCCCAGTGGGTGACCGACCAGAGCATCAACGCCCGCGGGGTGGCCGTGGACATGCCGCTGGTCACCGGAGCCCTCCAGTTGGATGCCCAGACCCGGCAGGACTACGTTGCCGAGGCGGTGGCGCTTACGGGGCTGGATAACCCCAACAGCGTGGCGCAGCTCTCCCGCTGGCTCCAGGAGGAGACCGGCGAGGAGGTGGCCGACCTGCGGAAGGACACCGTGGCCGACCTGCTGGGGAAGGAGCTGCCCGGGGATAAGGCCCGGCGGGTGCTGGAGATCCGCCAGGAGCTGGGCAAGACCAGCAACAAGAAGTATACCGCCCTGGCCCACGCCGTCTGCGCCGACAGCCGCGTCCGTGGTCTGCTCCAGTTCTACGGGGCCAACCGGACAGGGCGGTGGGCGGGGCGAATCGTCCAGCCACAGAACCTGCCCCGCACCTACATAGACGGCGCACTGCTCCCCCTGGCCCGGGATCTGGTGAAGCGCCAGGATGCTGCCGGGCTGCGGGTGGTGTTCGGCTCCGTGCCGGACACCCTGTCCCAACTCATCCGCACGGCCTTCGTTGCCGCCCCGGGGCGCACCCTGGTGGACGCCGACTTCTCCGCCATCGAGGCCCGCATGATTGCCTGGCTTGCCGGGGAGGAGTGGGTGCTGGAGGTGTTCCGCACCCACGGGAAAATCTACGAGGCTGCCGCGGCCCAGATGTTCGGTGTGCCCATCGAGGCCATCAAAAAGGGCAATCCGGAATACAGCTACCGCCAAAAGGGCAAGGTGGCGACCTTGGCCCTGGGCTACCAGGGCGGCGTCGGCTCCCTGATCAGTATGGGGGCCCTGCGCATGGGCATCCCGGAAGAGGACTTGCCGGACATTGTGGAGCGTTGGCGCTCGGCCAACCCGGCCATTGTGCAGTTCTGGAGCACGGTGGAGGCGGCGGCACGGGAGGCAGTCAACACCGGCCGGGCCATTGAGCTATGGGGTGGCCGTCTGACCTTCGCCCGGGAGTTGGACCCGGAGAATGACCTGGACTTTCTAACAATCCGCATGCCAAATGGCCGGAAGCTGTATTATGCCAAGCCCCACATGGGGGTCAACCGCTTTGGCCGCCCCTCTCTCTGCTACTGGGGAATGAACCAGACCACCAAGAAGTGGGAGGTCGTGGAGACGTACGGCGGAAAGCTGGCGGAAAATATTACTCAGGCTGCCGCCCGGGACTGTCTGGCGGAGGCCATAGACCGGCTGGAGGCCGCCGGATATCCGGTGGTGTTCCACATCCATGACGAGGTGGTCATCGACGCGCCGCCGGGCCGGGATAGCCTGGAGGAGGTCATCAACATCATGCGGCAGGTGCCGCTCTGGGCGGAGGGGCTGCCGCTAAACGCGGACGGGTGGGTAAACCCGTTTTTCAAAAAAGATTAGGAGACGTAAATATGCGCAGATATTGTAATTTTGATGAAAGGGAAATTAAGCTGGCCCCCGGTATCCGGGATCGGATTCTTGACGCATTAAATGACGGTGAATCACCTGAGCACGAAAAATGCCCCATCTGTCAGTACACTATGGCGCACATTCAGATATTACCGCTTTCAGAAAATGATACACATACTCGGCAGGGAGGCTACCTCATCTTGATCGAAGGCGAATGCGGGCATACCTGGGGGGCCATATACGCCGCACATAAAGGCGATTTAGTGCGGGTTTCATTCGTAGGCGAAGACCAGCTTTACTTAACCGCGCATTTCCAGGACGATGAATCATGTTGAATGCCCCCGCTGCCACTGCCCCGCCATGCTGGTGGACAGTGCCGTCGTCTATGGCCGGAGCTACGGCCCTATTTACCTGTGCCTTATCTGTGGGGCCTATGTCGGTTGTCACCCAGGGAGCACACGCCCCCTGGGGACGCCGGCGGATCGAGCCACCCGCACGGCACGACACATGGCGCACCAGGCTTTTGACCCGCTGTGGAAATCCAAGCGGATGACCCGGCGGGCGGCCTATGCCTGGCTGTCTCAGCAGATGGGGCTCCCTCCAGAGAAAACACACATCGGGATGTTCAATCAAGAGCAATGCTGCAAAGTGATCCGGCTCTGCACCGGGAGGACGAAAGCCCATGATTTATGACAGACAAATTACCATCTCCGTGGGTGCCAGCCGGCGGGCCACCAACTGGCAGGCCCAGACGCTGACACTCTCGGAGCTGTACGACCGCCTGCGGCTGCCAGCCAAGAGCACGGAGACCATGGCGGAGTATCTGGCCCTGTCAAAGGGCCAACAGGACAATTTGAAGGACGTGGGCGGCTATGTCGCCGGCACGCTGAACGGCCCCCGGCGGAAGGCTGGGGCCGTCACCGGCCGGGATGTGCTGACCCTCGACCTGGACAGCATCCCCGCCGGCGGCACGGACGACGTGGTGCGGCGGGTGGAGGCCCTGGGGTGCAGCTACTGCATCTACTCCACCCGCAAGCACCGCCCGGACGCCCCCCGCCTGCGGGTGCTGCTGCCCCTGGACCGCACCTGCACCGCCGACGAGTATGAGCCCTGCGCCCGGCGCATGGCCGCCATGATCGGCATGGAGCTGGCCGACCCCTCCACATTCGAGGCATCCCGGCTCATGTACTGGCCCAGCGTGTGCGCCGACGGGCAGTACGTCTATTACCCCGCGGACAAGCCCTTGCTGTCCGTGGACGGCCTGCTGGCCACTTATGCGGACTGGCGGGACGTGGCCTCCTGGCCTGCCTGCCCGGGCGCTGTGGCGCCGGCGCGGCTGGCGGCCAAGCAGGGAGACCCGGAGGCCAAACACGGCGTTGTGGGCGCGTTCTGCCGTGTCTACGACGTTCCCGCGGCCATGGACAAGTTCCTGCCGGGCGTCTACGAGGAGACCGACACACCGGGGCGCTACACCTTCACCGGCGGCTCCACTACCGGCGGTGCGGTGCTCTACGACGGCGGCAAGTTCCTCTACTCCCACCACGCCACCGACCCCTGCGGCGGCCGACTGGTCAACGCCTTCGACTTGGTGCGGCTGCACTGCTTCGGGGATAAGGACGATGAGGCCAAACCGGGGACGCTGGTTCACCAGTTGCCCAGCTATAGGGCTATGTGTGAGCTGGCCGTGGCGGATGAAGCTGTGGTCGGCCTGCTGAGTGATGAGCGCTGGGAGAAGGCTCAGGAGGCGTTTGGCCCCGTACTAGAGCCGAATGATGAAGATGATGGAAGCTGGCGCAGGCCACCGATTATGGATGTGGACACCCAGGGGAAGCCCATAAAGTCCATGAAGAACCTTCGTACCGCGCTGGAGCGTAATCCCAAGCTGAAGGGGCGGCTGCGGCTGAATCTATTCTCTGGCCGTATTGACGTGGACGGAGAGCTACCCTGGGTGCGCCCTGGTATCGCCAAGACCTGGAGCGATGACGACGCCGCCCAACTGCGTATATACCTGGAGCCCTTCTTCGGGAAGATAGCAAAAAATGACATCCTGGACGCTGTTGCGGCCTGCGCCAGCGACCAGGCATACCACCCAGTCAGGGACTACCTGAACGGGCTGACCTGGGACGGCGTGCCTCGGCTGGATACCCTTTTCATCGACTACCTGGGGGCGGAGGACACCCCCTACACCCGGGCCGTGACCCGAAAGTCGTTTGTGGCCGCCGTGGCGCGGGTTATGGCCCCAGGATGCAAATACGATACCATGCTGGTGCTGGTCGGCGGACAGGGCCGGCACAAATCTACCATCCTGGCAAAAATGGGCGGCGCCTGGTTCAGTGACAGCCTGCGTACTTTCGGGGACAAGGACTCCATGGAGACCATTCAGGGTACATGGATAAACGAGGTGGCCGAGATGCAGGCGATGGCGAAGGCTGAGATTGACGCCGTCAAGATGTTTCTCTCAAAGACCAACGACTACTACCGGGCGGCCTATGGCAGATATACCGCAGACCGGCCGCGACAGTGTGTGTTCTTCGGGACCACAAACAGCCGGGAATGCCTGAACGACCCCTCTGGAGGCCGCCGCTTCTGGATAGTCGATATCGACCAGCAGTCGCGGAGCAAGGATGTGTTCCGGGATCTGGATGGGGCGCGTGACCAGCTGTGGGCCGAGGCCGTCGCACGCTGGAGAATGGGTGAAGCGCTGCACCTTACCCCGGAGTTGGAAGTCGTTGCGCGTGTCATTCAGGAAGAGCACCGCGCACGGCATCCGTGGGAGGGGCTGATCGCGGACTTCCTCGACCAGGAGATCCCGGCGGAGTGGAGCCGGTGGGATCTTCCACAGCGGCAGGCATGGCGCGGCGGCGGGGTCAAATACGATGGCGTCACAGCGCCCAGAGCACGCGTATGCGCCGCTGAAATCTGGTGCGAGGCCCTGGGCAAGCAGCGGGGCGATATGCGGCAGAGAGATTCACGGGAGATTAACAGTCTTCTGGAGCGTGTTCCCGGATGGGAAAATATAGGGGCCGCGAAAGCTGGAAAACCTTACGGAGCACAGCGCTGTTATGAGCGGAAAACGGTTACAGATGGGGGGTAACAGATTATTGCAAGTGTAACCTTTTTTGGTTACAGAGTTACACTTGAAAAATCGAAGTGTAACCGCATCAAAGCGTTGTGCCGCAATGGATACAAGGCAAAAGTTGCAGAGTTACACTTAATATTATAAATATTTTTTAACGTAGGACAACGTGGGAAAATAACACGTGATCCCATGTGGTGCATGATGTATATGTGCACATGTGCGGTTACGCGCGGAGCAAAGGAGATGCCAAGAGTGAAAGAAGATGTCTGTGACTGGTTGCGCCGAGAATTGAAGAACGGCCCGGTCGAGGTGAACAAGATACGGTTTGAGGCAAAAGCCGCCGGCTATACCAGAGGTGAACTTCGGGAGGCTAAGCGGATTTGTGGCGTAACGGTGGACAACAATTGGAGCCGAGAACACCCGTTTACGGATCAGTGGCTTTGGTCTCTTCCGGAGGGTGAAACATGAAAGAATCTGAAATTGAGGCCCGGCTTGTCCGAGGGGTGAAGGCCCTGGGCGGGGTGGCCTATAAGTTCGTGAGCCCCGGCAACGTAGGCGTGCCTGACCGGCTGGTGGTTCTCCCCGGCGGGCGGGTGATCTTCGTGGAGCTGAAGGCGGAGGGTGGGCGGCTGAGCCCGATGCAGCGCCAGCAGCTGGCCCGGCTCCGCCGGCTGGGGGCAGATGCCCGGGAGGTAAAGAGCGAAACCGGGGTGGCCCGGTTCCTGGAGGACTGCTGTAATCTGCTGGAAGGAGGTGATGCCCAATGAAGTTCATCCCGCATGAGTACCAGAAATACGCGATTGACCGCGTAGTGGCCGATCCGGCACTGGGGCTCTTCTTGGAGATGGGGTTGGGCAAGACGGTGATCACCTTGACCGCCATCAACGAGCTGCGCTTCCACCGCTGGGCGGTGTCCCGGTGTCTGGTGGTGGCCCCCAAGAAAGTAGCAGAGGCCACATGGAGCGCGGAAGCCGCCCAATGGGATCATCTGAAGCACCTGCGTATCATCCCGGTGCTGGGCAGCGCGCAGAAGCGCATCCAGGCGCTGAACACCCCTGGGGACATTTGGGTCATCAATCGTGAGAATGTGCCCTGGCTGGTGGACTACTACCGCAACGGCTGGCCCTTCGACATGGTGGTGCTGGATGAAAGCAGCAGCTTCAAGAACGCCCAGAGCAAGCGGTTCAAAGCATTGAAGCTGGTGCGCCCCCGGATCGCCCGGCTGGTGGAGCTGACGGGCACCCCGGCGCCCAACGGGCTGGAGGACCTGTGGGCGCAGATCTATCTGATAGACGGCGGCGCCCGGCTGGGCAAGACCATTTCCAGCTACCGGGAGGCGTTCTTCACGGAGGATCGGGCCCACCCAGGCCAGCAGTATCGTACTTATAGCCCGCAGGACGGGGCCGACCGCCGTATCCGGGAGGCTATCTCTGACATCTGCGTGAGCATGAAGGCGGAGGACTATCTGACCCTGCCGGACTATACCGAGGACATTGTCCCCGTTGTGCTGGACGCCAAAGCAAAGCGGGCCTATGACAAACTGGAGCGGGACATGCTGCTGCAAGTGGATGAGGCTACAATTACGGCCCAATCTGCCGCGGTGCTGAACGGGAAGCTGCTGCAGCTGTGCAGTGGGGCGGTCTATGACGAGAATGGCCAGACTGTTGAGGTTCACGCCTGTAAGTTGGAGGCGTTCCTGGAGGTGGTGGAGCGGTTGCATGGGGAGCATGCCCTGGTGTTCTACTGGTTCCAGCATGAGCGGGACCGGCTGGCGGAGGCGCTGAAGGGCTCCGGCCTGCGGGTACGGGTATATCACGGGGCAGAGGACGCGCAGGCGTGGAACGCTGGACAGGTTGACCTGTTACTGGCCCACCCGGCCTCCTGCGGTTATGGCCTCAACCTCCAGGCAGGGGGCCACCATATCGTGTGGTACGGCTATCCCAACTGGGCGCTGGAGCTTTACCAGCAGGCTAACGCCCGGCTGCACCGGCAGGGACAGCGGCACCCGGTCATTGCGCACCACTTGGTGGTGCAGGGTGGCATGGACATGGCCGTGGTGGCGGCCCTGCACGACAAGGGGGATACACAGGAGGCGTTGATGCAGGCGCTGAAAGCAAGGATTCAGAAAGCGAGGACAGCATGAGCAGACCAAAATATCCGTGGTGGGGCTATGTCCGGGAGATCCTTCGGCGGTACCCTGACCACACAACAGAAGCCGAAGCCGCGGCGGTTACATCTGCGATAGCACAGACGGGGCAGATGCCAGAGGGGCAAAGCCGTCTTGCCGTGATCGGCATGGTGTTTTTCCGCAAGACCCACACACTTCAAGGAGCGGCGCTAGAGGTGCCATGCGGGTACGAGACCGCGAAGCGGTGGCAACGGTCATTCCTGATGTTGGTAGCGCAGAAACGCGGGTTACTGGACTAAAAGAATAACCACAAAAGCCAAACACTTGATGTAGGATGGAGACGTGGAGGTGTATACCTCTGCGCCTCCTTTTCTACCGCCCGGCACCGAGGCGGGTAATATCGGGCCCCTACGCTGCTGCTTACTGCACGAGGTAGGCGGTGGCACCAAGAATCGACTGAGAGAGGTGGTGAGCCCGTTGTGGCGAAAGGCAAGTATCAGCGGTGGCTGGAGCCGGACGGACTCTTGCTGCTGGAAGGATGGGCGCGGGATGGGCTGACCGATGAGCAGCTTGCCGAAAAGATGGGGTGCGGTGTACGCACGCTGTATGACTGGAAAGAACGATTTCCGCCGATTTCGCAGGCCCTAAAAAAGGGCAAGGAAATCGTGGATATCCAGGTGGAAAACGCGCTCCTGAAACGGGCCTTGGGTTATGAGTACATGGAGGAGCGGGTGGAGATCAGCGAAAAGGACGGGCGGAAGGTCATCCAGACGACGAAGACCGCGCTGCCGGACACCACGGCACTGATCTTCTGGCTGAAAAACCGCCGGCCGGATGCGTGGAGGGACAAGCCCCAGGAGAAGGCGGAGGCCGCCGGCGAGGGGGGCGGCGTGGTGCTGCTGCCCGCTGTGGCGGAGCTCAGAGAGCCGGGTGACGGCCCATGACCACAGTCTGGACGCCGCAGCCCAAACAGGCCGCCTTTATGGCGCGGCCGGAGTACGAGGCCCTGTACGGCGGGGCGGCTGGGGGCGGCAAGAGCGACGCCCTGGTCATCGAGGCCCTGCGCCAGGTGGGCGTTCCGCACTACAAGGGCCTTATCCTCCGCAAGACCTTCCCCCAGCTGGCCGAGCTCATCGACAAGAGCCTCAACTACTACCCCAGGGCGTTCCCAGGGGCAAGGTACAACGCCAGCGCCCACACATGGACCTTCCCCAGCGGTGCCAAAATCCTGTTCGGATCCATGCAGTACACCAAAGACCGCACCCGGTATCAGGGGCAGGCCTACGACTTCATTGCCTTCGACGAGCTGACCCACTTTACCTGGGAGGAGTATTCCTACCTGTTTTCCCGCAACCGCCCCAACGGGCCGGGGACACGGGTCTACATCCGCGCCACGGCCAACCCCGGCGGCGTGGGCCACGGGTGGGTCAAGGAGCGGTTTGTCACGGCGTCCAGGCCCATGACGACCATCTGGGAGGACGTGAACTGGAGGGAGCCGGACGGGACGGAGCGAAGGGCGCGGCAGAGCCGGATTTTTGTGCCGTCCTCGGTATTTGACAACCCGGCCCTGCTCCGGAACGACCCGAACTATGTGCGCAATCTGGCCTCTATGCCGGAGGCCGAGCGCAACGCCCTGCTGTACGGGGACTGGGATACCTTCTCCGGCCAGGTGTTCACCGAGTGGCGCAACGACCCGGAGCACTACGTGGACAAGAGGTGGACACACGTCATCCGGCCCTTCCGGGTGCCGGATACCTGGCGCATCTGGCGCTCGTTCGACTGGGGCTACGCCAGGCCCTTTTCTGTGGGCTGGTACGCGGTAGACCACGACCGGCGGATGTACCGCATCCGGGAGCTCTACGGCTGCACCGACACGCCCAACACCGGCGTGAAGTGGGAGCCGTCCGAGGTGGCCCGGAAGATCCGGCAGATTGAGGCCGAGGACCCCAACCTGAAGGGAAAGCCGGTCAGCGGCGTGGGAGACCCCGCCATCTGGCAGAGCGACGGAACCGAGAGCATCGGTGCCCTGATGGAGCGGGAGCGGGTCTACTTCGAGAAGGGCGACCACAACCGCATCAGCGGAAAGATGCAGGTGCACCACCGGATGGCCTTTGATGAAGAGGGCGCGCCCATGCTCTATGTGTTCGACACCTGCAAGCACTTCATCCGCACAGTGCCCAACCTGGTCTACGACGAGACCGACGTGGAGGACATCGACACCGATGGGGAAGACCATATTTACGATGAGCTCCGATATGTTTGCATGAAAAACCCCATCGCCCCCAGGCCGCGGAAAACGCCGCCCCCGGCGGGGTATGACCCCCTGGATCTGGCGGAGGCCCGGCAGCAGTATGACCGATACGACTTTTACCGGAGGTATTGAAGAAGCGCGGAGGCGAGCGGAGCAGCCGCACAGCGCACCCCGCAGACGAAAAAGCAGTTGCGCCGCAGGCGCAAGGTGTTTTTCGCGGAGGGGTAAGCAGTGTGGCGTCGCGCAGCCGCCGCAGCGTGACAGGAAGCGCGGAGCGCCCGGGAGCAGGGGCGCAGAAAGGAGAGCCATGAGAGTGACAGAGGAGCGCACAGGGGAGGCCCGTGCGGCGGCGCTGCTGGATGAGGTGCGCGGCGCGGCCCCTCTGGTGGGGGCCTTCCGCACCGGGCCGGAGGCAAGAGGCCCCATCGGGCGGGAGGAGCTCGCCAAAGCCATCGACACCCTCACCCGCTACAAGCAGGGGAAAGCCAGCCTGGAGACGCGCATCGTGGAGGATGAGCTGTGGTGGGAGCTGCGCCACTGGGAGGCCATCCGCAGGGACAAGAGGAAAGAGGGGAAAGGCCCGGAGCCCTCATCCGCCTGGCTGTTCAACGCCGTCCTCAACAAGCACGCCGACGCCATGGACAACTACCCCGAGCCGGTGGTGCTCCCACGGGAGCACAGCGATGAGAAGAGCGCACGGGCGCTGTCCTCCGTCCTGCCCGTCCTGCTGGAGTACAACGACTATGAGCAGACTTATTCGGACAACTGGTGGGACAAGCTCAAACACGGCACGGCGGCCTACGGTGTGTTTTGGAACCCCGAGAAGGAGAACGGCCTGGGTGACATCGACATCCGGGAGATCGACCTGCTCAAGCTGTTCTGGGAGCCGGGCGTCACCGACATCCAGAAGTCCCGCAACCTGTTCCTCGCGGAGCTTGTGGACGAGGAGCTGCTGGAGCAGCAATACCCGGAGCACAAGGGGCACCTGGGCGGAGGGGCCATCGACATCAAGCAGTACGTCTACGACGACACGGTGGACACCAGCGGCAAGAGCGTGGTGGTGGACTGGTATTACAAGAAGCGCAGCCCGGCCGGAAAGACGGTGTTGCACTATGTGAAATTTGTGGGAGACACCCTGCTCTATGCCAGCGAGAACGACCCGGACTACCGGGAGCGGGGCTGGTATGACCACGGCCTCTACCCGGTGGTGCTGGATGTGCTCTTTCCCGAGAAGGGTACGCCGGTGGGCTTCGGCTACGTCGCCATCTGCAAGGATCCCCAGCTCTACATCGACAAGCTCTCGGCCAACATCCTGGAGAACGCCATGATGTCCACCCGGAAGCGGTTCTTCGTCTCCAGCTCCACCGGCGTCAACGAGGAGGAGTTCCTGGACTGGAACAAGCCTCTGGTGCATGTGGAGGGTGAGCTGGACGACCGGCGGCTCCAGGAGATTGTCACACAGCCCCTGTCCGGTATCTACGTGGACATCATCAACATGAAGATCGAGGAGATGAAGGACACCGCCGCCAACCGGGATGTGAACTCCGGCTCAACCGGCTCCGGCGTCACCGCCGCGGCCGCCATCGCCGCCCTCCAGGAGGCGGGCAACAAGGCCAGCCGGGACATGATTGCCGCCAGCTACCGGGCGCACACGGCCATCAATTCCCTGTGCATCGAGCTCATCCGGCAGTTTTACGACGAGAAGCGCACCTTCCGCATCACCGGGCAGGCACCGGGGAGCTACTCCTTCGTGGAGCTCAGCAACGCGGCCATCAAGGAGCAGGAGATCGGCTTCGACAGCCAGGGCGCCATGCTGTACCGAAAGCCCGTGTTCGACCTGAAAATCAAGGCCCAGAAGAAGAACCCGTTCAGCCGGATGGAGCAGAATGAGCGGGCCAAAGAGCTGTACGGCCTGGGCTTCTTCAACCCGGAGCGGGCCCAGGAGGCGCTCGGCGCGCTGGAGATGATGGAGTTCGAGGGCATCGACAAGGTGCGTGAGCAGGTGCAGCAGGGGGAGACCCTCCTCAATGTCTGCCAGAAGATGTCCCAACAGCTCGACCAGATGGCGCTCATCATCCAGTCCCTCACCGGGAAGGACATGGGCGTGGCAGGCCAGGAGGGCCAGGCAGGCCAGGAGGGCCAGGCAGGCGGGCAGGTTCCTCCCCCGGGAGGAGGCCGGGGCGGCGGGATAGACAGGGCCGCCGTGAAGGCCCAGACCCCCATGACCGGCTACGGGGAGCGGCTGGCGGAACGCAGCACACCCAGCATGGACAGCGTGAGCGGTGCGGCCACGCCCAAGTAGGAGCGCGGAGCCACCGGCCCGACCGCGAGGGAATGCGGGCGCGCATGGGGCCCCCACGGAAGGCGGGACGCCTTTCGTGGGGAGAGGACGAGCAACGGAATGGAGCGGATGCCCGTCGGGAGACGGGCGGAGCGGAATGGAGTTTGTGAGGACGACATGACAAGGGTGCGCGCGATGAGGTGCGGAGACCATTACGCCGTCCATGCCCGGGGGCATGCCACCGGCAGCCCGCAGGTTTGCGCCGCAATCTCCGGCCTGCTGTATGCCCTGGCCGGGTATGCGCGCAACGCCGGGTACGGCCTCAGAGAGCGGCTGGACAGCGGGGATGTTTATATGGAGTTCCGGGGCGGGGCGGGGATGGAGGCGGCTTATGATATGGCCGTGATCGGCCTGATGCAGATTGCAGCCCAATACCCGGAGTATCTGGAGATCGAGGCAGAAAGGAAGGAAACGCAATGACATACACCGATTTGGCAGACATCAACCTGGCCCTGTTCGACGGCGGCGCGCCCGCCGGAGGGGAGGGCACGGGGGCGGCGGCCCCCGCACTGTCTCTTATACACATCTCCGAGCCCACGAGACCT